TTACTTGGTGGTTGTTTAGTAGTGTATTTAAATGGACTTGCAGAGCTTTCTGGATATGTTGATTTTGCACCTTTAACACCTTTATCTACAAACTGTCCATAATCCTCACTAAGAAAAGAAACTTTATCACCTTTAATATTATACTCTAAACTATTATATAGTTGTTTAGAAGCATTGTTTTTACCACGTGTTAAATTACTACGTGATTGTTTAATAACATACTTTGCATATTTCTCTAATGCTTTTCTAAATTCACTCATTAGCAGTAAGTCATTTCATCTTTAGTACCAGCATCAAAAGTAACAGCCCATCCAGCAAGCATATTATCAAATCTTTCTGTAAACGGTTCACAGCTTGCAGTATCAATTACTTCAAATTTATCTCTATATAAATCACTCTTTTGTAATACTCGCATTACTCTTGTTGCTAATGCTAATTGAGTGTTTAATATATCTTGCCTATTGTCGTTACCTCTATACAAATCGTTTGTTTGCTCATTGCTAATATCTACTAAATCCATAAAGAAGATAGTAATGTTAAATGTTACATAGTTGTTGTTTATTGTACTATTGTTAATCATTACATGTGCTAATGGAAACAAACTTTGTTTCTTTAAATCTATATCAGCTATATCACCAAATGTAATTTCATTATTAAATGGTTCTGCTGTAATTACTTCTTTTATTTTATCTATTATATTATAAAAACTGTTCATATTACTTTCATATAAGTTGGTGTGTGTTCTCCTAAATCTTGTTCTATAAATTCATCTAAACTATCAATAGCATTATCAAAATCCATTTTATCACGTTGTATTAATAAATCTAAACATATCCAATAATCATAAACTGCTCTAATTGGATTATTAGCAGTACAACCTAAAAACGCTTCTTCAAAACCATCAACAAGAATAATATGTTCATTTTCAATTAATAAATCTCTGCGTGTTAATTCTTCTAATATATCTTCTTTCGTCATCGCTGGCTTCTTTTTAATATCTGTTGCTCTAATTCATATTTATCCTTTTCAAATGCTAAGTGCATTAAACAGGTGTGTAGTTTTGATTTGGTAATTTCATTGTATTTAAGAATGTTGCCTTGAGTAAGTCCATATATGGATTGATACCAACCCCATTTAGCAGAGAATCCCGCAGATGCTGAGGTAGCTCTATCTCCTGTTGAGTTGCTAAATAGTTCAGGATAACTTTCTGTAATTCGTTCTTTAAACTGTAAAAAAAAACTATCGCTCCAAATACAATATCTAATGTTACTTCTGACATGTCGTATTTATCAGAGCTTTCGTATTCTTCTATTAAATACTGTTTCTTCTTCTTGTATGTAATTGGTCTATATAAAACACCTATTGCTTTATTCATTAAATCCCAATCTGCTAAGTATGTATCTAAATCAACGTACTCACCAAAACTAATATCATCTAACTTAGGTATAAAACCAAATTCTTTATCGTTTAAAGTAAACCTATCTATAAATTTAGGTTCGTTATTAAATAGCTTTGTAAGTTCTTCGCAAATATTGTTAATATCAGATGCTTTAATTTGTAATACTTTTTTTAATGGTATATTACAAAATATCTCTACCATTTTCTGTTGTAGAAAAGAATCCAGTTCTTTACCCTCAGCAATCTTTAACCACTTTTGATACTGCTTTAAAGTAACTTCGCTTAATTGTTCAGGTATATTAATAGTTAACTTCATTTATATATAAACGTTTAAATTAGTGAATCGTTATATACAAATATAAAAAAAAGTAGGCAATGCTCTTTTGCAAATACCTACTTTCAACCAAAACGTAATTTTAAATTAACTAAATTTTACTTTGTAAATATAATAAAAAAAAGCTACCTTTTACAGTAGCTCTTAAAAAAGAAGAATAAATATCTAAATTATAAAAGTATATTTCTTATCTATTACCCACTTGTGAGGATATATATATTTTTCGGATACTGCTAAAAACTTTCCACAGCTATTACAAAATATTTCTGTATCATCATTTACTTCTTTTATGTTTGGTAAATTTTGTGGTTTTGCCTTTATACATATATTACATTTTACTTTCATTTGTTTTGGTTTTAATTTCTGAGGACTTACGCTAATATACATCGGCTGCCTCTTGGTATTTTTTATTTTATAGCAACATAAAAAACTCTTCCTCCTCTATTCCAAATATAACTATCTGTACCAAATTCTCTCATTAATTTATGTTGTCCTTTTTCAGCTTGTTTTCTATTTACATAATATTTATCTAATACTGTTAATCCGTTTCTTAGTGTTATTGTTTTCATTTTGTTTTGGTTTTAATTAATTACAATGCTAATATATAAATATATTTATAAACTAAAAAACTTTTTTAAACTTTTTTTTAATTATTTTTATTTTTCTTAAATAATACTTGTTTTTTTATCTTATTAGAATCATAATATTTCTCAACTTGTTCTAATCTATATTTAACATCACCTATTTCTTCAATAATACTTTCTTCTAAATCTAATTTAGGTTTGTTTAATTGTTGTGTAATTATAGTAGCTAATTCTAAAAGCTCCTCAACTAACTTATTATGTTCCCTTAATTCTTTACCTATATTCATCTTATCTTTTCTTATCTTATCTTATCTAAATGCTTAAGGGTGGCTAAAGCACCGCTTTAATAAATGTGATATTCTCCTAAATTTGGATTCTGTAATTGATAGCTAACTGCATACCTCAACGCATCAATAGCGTGATTAAAATTATCTACTGGTGTTTGTGATTTCTTTTCTAACCAACAATAGTTATTTAACTCTTTAATTAATTCTGTACTATCTTCTGTAATTACTAAATCATAATCTTGTAGTAAACTAATACCAAATGTTATTGAACCTTGTCCTTTAATAGCTGGTACAACATTACAATCTCTACTAAGTTCTGTTATTAATCTTGGTTCTGCTGAATCACCTACTATTAAATTATCTGCTGCAAACTTTTTATTAAGTTGTAATATCTCACTTGTAGTTAATTTAGTTTGGTAGAAGCATAGTTGAATATATATTACTTTATTTTCTTTATCTATACTTGTTTTAACTAATGTTGAAGGGTCATTACTAAAACCATAATCTTGTCCAAATACAACTTTACCTACTTGTTTAAATTCTCCTATACTCCAATCAGTAAATATAACACCCTCAGCTTTATCCAGCCAAGCACCTTCTATTGTATGCTTGTATCTGTTTGGCCTTCTAACCTTCATTGTTTCTATTTGCTTAATATAGCTTTCTGAAAGGTTATCTAAGTTATCTAAATATGTTGTGTGAATGTATGTAGTATCTTCTTTAGTTAAATTACTACCAGCTTCAACTCCTCTATCTTCAAACCAACGTTTATAAATAAAATGTTCTTTTGTTGTTGGATTTAATATTAATATAACTCTATTCTCTTGTATTTTATTTCTTACAGATAAATCAATTTTATCAAATATATCTTCATCATTAAGTTCTTCAGCCTCGTCCATTACCCAAGTAGTAATGCCAGTTAATGATTTTAAATTAGCTGTTTGGTCACCTGAGCTTGTTTTAATACCTCTAAATATTATCTTACTACCATTGCCTTTATTTATTATTTCATCTTTTGTTATTTTAAACTGGTCGATAACTCCAAGCAATTCTAACTTTTCTATAAATTCAGGTATTATACTAATACTTGCAGCTCTTAGTGTGTAACGTGTAAATAATATTGTATGTCCAGCTTGATAAGTTAATAGTAATAGAACAGAGTTAACAGCAAATGATTTACCAGAACCACGACCACCTGTTACAATAAAGTAACGTGCAAAAGATTCATCTAATACTAAATACTTTTTATTGAGCTTTAATCCTTGAAATGATTTTTCTGAAATCATGGTTTACTTCTTCAGTAGTATTTAAATCTACAGTATCTTTTAAGTTACCATATAAATTATTATATATAGCATTAAAAGCATTTACATCACCTTTCTCAATAGCTTTATTAACTAATGCCTCAACCATTAAATACTCTTTACTTTGCCAAACTGCTTTACCTTCTGCATCTACTTTCTTAACCATTAAGCTAAGTATTTCTTTAATTATTGTGCTTCTATTTTTAGCACCTTTTGGTTTACCTTTTGGATTACCGCTCTGACCTTTAGTCCAACTTTTTAAGTTTTGTTCTCTTGACATTTTTCACTGTATTTTCACTGTATTTTTTTAAAAACATTAATAGCTTTTTTTCAATTGCTTTTACTTTCTCTTTCGTATTCATATTCATTATATAATCTTCTCATTGTATCAACTAAACCTTTTACACAAGAACCACAACTTGATGTTTTTTTATTGGTGTTAAATACTCTATTGTGTATCGTTAATAGTTCTTTTTGTTCGTTTATATTTACAGCGTTTTTATGATAACTAAAGAATCCTTTTAGATACATATATTCTTCTTCATTTAAACATTCTACTTTGTATGGAAATAATTTATTTAGTTTTTCTTTTCTCTTATCACATCCGCAATCTTTACCAAGTTTATCAAATATCCAATCTGTAGCTTTTTTAATACCTGTAGCTTTTGTTATCTTTTCTACAGTGTCGCCTAAACCTTTACTTTTCATTAATTTTTTTTTTAATTTCTTTAATACAATTGTTTATTGTTCTCCATACAACTACGTGAGATATATTAGTTGCTGCTGATAGTTTTCTAATACTGTGAAATTTCTTTCTATATAAATTAAATAACTTTCTATCGAACCAGTAGAAACCATCAACTATTTCATCTACCATTTTTTCAATATCAATATATGGTTCGTTGTCTGATTTTAATAAATAATTTAATTCGTTATTTAATATAATATCTTTATCTCTACTTAATTGATCAAGAAATAAATTAGTCATAACTTTATATATAAACGCTTTATTTAAAGAATCGTTATATAGAATATCATTAATTTTTACTTTACCACTATCAATTTTGCTATGGATTTTAATATAAAAATCATGTAATAAATCTCTTGAATTTATTTTAGAATTTTTACTTATTTCCTCAGCCATGTTAAGCCAAGTTTTTTCATCTCTTATTAGAATGTGTAAAATATTATCTACTTCTGTACTCATCTAATTCAAGAAGCAAATTAACAAAATCATCGTATTTTAATGCAATATAATCATCTTCAAAGTTTTTAGTAAATACAACTAATGGTGTTTTTAATGTACCACGTGCATCACTTTTACTTTGTTCTAATGCTTTCCAAATATTTAGTTTTTCTTGATTCTTACACTCCCAGCTATATTCAGAAAGTATACCAGAAGTTGTTAAAATATCTCCTTTAATACTTAAACCACCGCTGTTAGGTGTTCTTCTAATATTAGTATCAAATTTCTTTGCTAAATCTTTTGCGATTCTTAATTCAAAACGTTTACCTTTTTGATTGGCGTTTATACTCATAATTTATTTAATATATAGTAATATAATGATTTAAAAACCTCCCATACTATTATTGTTATTGCTATTTTAACCATTATAATTTTTGAAAGTGTTTCCTAATTATTGCTCCAAGCTCAGCGTCATTAGGATATAATCTACACAAGAAATTAATACTATGTTCAACAGGAGTATCACGATTAATATAGTACGTGTCCTTTGTTTGTCTGTACTCATTTAATGTTCTTTTCTTTTTCATTTGTAAAACAAATATGTAATTATTGCACCACTTGTAAAACTAATTAAATGTGTAATTATAATTAACGTTAATAGTGTTATCATTTTTTAAAAGTATTAAATTTTTTCTTAAGTTCTACAGTTTCTTTGTATGCTTTTATATTTTGCATTGTTAATAATGTATGTTTTTTATTTAGTTCATCTATTTCGTATCTAAGCTCAATAATACATTTTAACGTGTCTTGGAGCGTTTCTACAGCTTCTAATTTGCTTTGTGTTACTTTACCTACCTTTAAACCTTCTTGAGCTTTTAAAAGTAATATTTCTAATTTGTTCTTTGTTATTGTGTAATCTAAATCATTCATTGTTTTAAATCTTCTGAGTAAAGTAATTCATCACCAAGTTTTTTATCTAATGTTTTTATGGTTCTATATATTTCTAAACTTCTTCTTTTTACTTCATCTTTTTCACTTCTTGTTGAATCTGTGCCAAGATGTGCGTATAAACTACAATCTATTTCTAATAGTTTATCTATTTTTTGTTTATCAGTCCAAGTTTTAAACTCCATAAACTTTTCTATATCTTCATATTTATATCTCATTGTTTTTGTTTTAATACGTTGTTACCACCAATTGTAAATCCTAATCCACTATTGTAATCAAAACATAGTGGCTTATCAAGAGTTGGTGTTCCTCCTGTTTCTTTGTCTTTAATTTTTTCTACTCTTACTTGTGTCATCATCCAGCTTTCAGGTGAATTAATAAACCTATGTATTGAAAGAAAAGAATCGCAGCGATTTGCAAACACTTGACCACCCTCAACATCTGATTTTCTTGGTGGTTGTATATAACCAGCATATTCATGATTTGGTGGAAATACTCTCCTTGCTGATTCAGTCATTGGATGTGTCATTAAATATATTGATTTACCAGTTGTATTGCAAAACTCTCTTATATCATTGCAAATCAAATAGTTACGTTCATATTGATTTACTCTTCTGTCGTGATTTAATCCTGTAAATGGGTCAATAGCACAAGCATCACAATTACTTTGTTTAAATATCTTTAATAAATCTTTATGGTTATACATTTTTTTATTACTAACAAAATTAAACCACTCTGAAATTTTATTATTGTATTTGTTAATTTCATCTTTACTTAATTCATTTAATTTCTGTTGTGCATACATTTGAATTAAATCTCTTGTTAATTGTCCTGAACTATTTTCACCACTCCATATACACCATTTAACATTATGTTTTACACTTATACATAAAAAGTACCATAACATAAAAAAAGTTTTCCCTACATTATCTAAACCAACTATAACTGTAAAGCTACCACGCTTGTGAACATACCAATTATCCATTTCATTTCCAATACCTAAACCACGTTTAATTTTACCTTCTTTAAAAGCGTATAAGTATTTTAAGTTATCTTCTTTATCAACTATCATTTTATAAATGTTGTAGTTAAATAAGGGTCTTTATTATCTTTTCTTATCTTATCTTTTCTTAATGCTTTAGCCCTGCTTAAGCCACCCTTCTTTCCGTTACTAACATTTCTCTTGTGTTCTACTAACCTTTGTTGGTATTGTTCATCTAACCATTTAATGCTAATAGTTTCATTATCTATCTTAAATAACTCAGCATCAACTAATATGCTCCATTGTTTAGGTATTAATGTTTTAATTTGTTTTCTTGTAACATTACATTCTTTGCTCCAGTAGTAGCAGCAAACTTTCATAAATGCACCTTGAACATCTAAATCCATAAATGATATACTGCCTGTAATCCATTGATTAGGATAAAATTTAAAGTATGGTAGTTCTTTCATATATCTAATATTTCTTGTTGTAAATCTTTTTTCCAAACATAACAATTATTATATTGTTTACTTTTACAAAGTTTTTTAATAATATATCTTTTATGATAAATATTTTCAATATATGCAGTTTTATTATTAATATTTAATTGTATCAACACATAAAAATCTGAGTTTAAATATTTTTCTTTATTATTAAACTCTTCAGGTTTTATATTAAAAGTATATGTATTTTTACTTGCTGCCTTTACTTGATATGTGTAACCTTTCCAATCAGCATAATCTATTTGTTGAAATTCACGGTCTTTGGTTTGTTTGTGTAATTCCTCATTCTCAAAGTTTCTTTTATACCATATTTCAAATATTTCTTCTCCTATTTTACCAACTGATTTATTTAATAAATTATCTGGTATAATTATTTTTGATTTATAATTTCTCATAATATATGTTTTTATTTAATTGTTTTTTACAAATGATCCGTTAATCATTTTTCCTTTTCTTTTATTAATTACATCATAAGCTTTATTTACACATTCTTCAATTGTACAATTATTAAAATACGCAATACTTGTTAGAACAACTACACAATCACCTATAGCGTCAATTATTTCATCATTGTCATTATTAATTATTGCTTTAGCTAATTCTCCAGCTTCTTCTTGTAATTTAATATATTGTGTCTTTATATCTCCTTTTTGATATATTCCTTTGTTATTAGCCCATTGTCTAATTGTTTTAAATTCGTTATTTAGTTTCATATTTTTTTATTTAAAAAGTTATTATATAAATGAATGTTATTTACAAAATGATAATACCATCCTATTTCTAAAGATAATTTATTAGAGATCATCTCTTGAAGTTTAGAGAAGCAATATTGATCATTACAAAAACCAAACCATAAGTCATTTGACCTCATCATTACACTCATACATAATTTATTATTTAAAATTGTAAAATTTATTGCATAAGTACATGGAGTATCATTTTCAAAATTAAATCTATCTTTAGCATCATAAATACTTATTGAAGCTCTTCTAGATGTTGGATTATGTTTTAATTCATTTATAACATATTCTAATTGATTACCTCTATTCCATTGGTAACCATAGTTAGAATTTACATTACCATATATGTCCATACAATTATACCATATTTTTGCTTTTTTTGCTATTAATTCAGCAGATTTATCTCCTGATAAATACCATTGCCACTCATACTCAGCATAATCATTATTCCATTTTCTCCAATTTGTTTTTATTTTATTGTCTAAAGGATTATTTATTTGAAATCCTATATTAAACAAAGCTTTTGTATTATTAAACTCTTGCCCTTTATTTGACAAGAGTTCATAATAGTATTCAAAAACTTCTTGAGCATTATTAAATATCATATTTTATTTTTTAAAACCCACAAAGTATTTCTTGATTGTTCAGGAAAAAATGGAGCCATAATATTACTTAATAAATTAGCATCAAAATAATCTTTTAAACCTTCAAACATTTTTATTTGCCATTCATTCATTAAAGGTTTATAGTCTCTAATACTTGCAAAAGTTCCATATTTATTTATTATTTCAAAACCTGCTTCTAATATTAAAGATTCTAATTCAGTATGTGAAAATTCTTGTATGTCTACACCTCTTCCATCTCCAGAATCATAAGTATGATTACCTGCTGCTCCTACTTTTTCATCAAAATTAGGTGTAGATAAATAAAATTTAGCATTTTTATTACCACATTTTTTCATATTTAATAAAAATTTTAAACCGTTTTGTTTACCAACATGTTCAATAACTTCAAATGAACATACTTTGTCAGCATTTACATTGTTAAAATCAAAATTATTTTGTGGATTTACTAAATCATCAACATAGAATTCTGCCCAATCTAATTTTTTTAAATCATTCTTAGCAGCATCTCTAATATCAATTCCAACATATTTAGATTGTTTAAATCTATTTCTATAAAGTACTTCTAATAAATTTCCATTTCCACAACCAAAATCACAAATTGTTTCTCCAATTCTTGCTTCTTTTAATATATGTACCCATCTTAAATAATGAGCAAATTGATCTCTATGAAAAACATGTCTTTCAAATGTTTTTTCAGGGTTTAAATCAGTTGTATTATAATTTTTTTTGTTTAATCTTATATTATCCATTTTTATTCGTATTTAGTTTGTAATTATTTAAAGCTCCTAAATAAGCAACAGCGTCAAGTAAATTATCTTCTTTATGATTAAAAGATTGTCTTGATAACTTTAAAGCTATCATTGCCATATACATATCTTCAGGTGTAAATTTTTTTCCTGTAGATGCAGTTAATATTTTAGAAGCTCTTATCATACCTTCAGAAAAAGGACCGTATTCTCTTTCTTTTTCTTCAGATCTTTCATTTACTATTTCATTTGCTTTTTTAAGTATATTCATAATATGCTTTGTTTTTTTGTTCGTATTTATAATATGCTAATAATTCATTTTCATTAAGTGATTCTTCTGTATAAAGTTTATCAAATGTGAAGGATACGTTTTTAATATCCTTCACTTTTTCTTTTGGTTGTATAAAATCAATGTACTTGTAATTTTTCTTTTGTATCTTATACGCTTGTACTAATGAAATATAACCTATTTTATACTTCTTCGCTATCTCTGGCATCGTGTAACCGTTCATCAACATATTTTGTATATCCTGTGACGTTAAACCCAATGCTTCTAAGACCTTTGACTGCTTCATAAAACTTAAAAGGGTAAATCATTTGAAGTATTACTTACCTCAGCTTGTGGTTCAGGCTTCCAAGTATCTACACTAATACTTACATCTTTACCATATTGGTCTGGCTCATCTTTTATATTAATATTTAGTTTGATGAATTTATTGCCATTATACTCTTGTATGTAATCAGCTAATTTACTTGGATTAATAGTTACTTTTAACCATTTAGGATTCATAACTTTACCACTTCCACAATATATTGTTTCTTCTTTTTTATTCATTGTTATTTGTTTTTAATTAAAATTTATAGGTTATTCCTACAGCTACAAAAAAACCTCCTGTAGCTATTGCAAATGTATTAGGATTTATATTTAACTTTTGTTTGTGCCACAACATATTAGTTGCTCCAGCAGTCATTAAACTTAATCCACCTATTATTGCAAGTTTTTTCATACTATTTCTTCTATTTCTGTTTTTACTTCTACTATATCATTAGTGTAACCTTGTGGTTCACCATTCCATTCTTTAAACTTATCTGTATAATAATCGTAATCCATCCAACCTTTAAACAATAAACTATCATCTAATTTATATACTTGTACATTAAATGGTGTTGTAGTTTCTATTGCTACAATGTAAACATCTGTATCTTTATCATATTGGTCTTGATACATTGCCAATTGCATTTTATAATCATTATAGTATAAATCACGTTCAAAGCGTTTTCCAGCATCATTAGTAGTTTTTATATCTACTATACACTTTCTACCATTAAACGTTGTTAAAAGGTCTGCAAAGCCTTTAAAATTAACTTCTTTATGTTGCCATTCTAAATTAACTTCAGATTCTATTTTATTTTGCATCATTTCAGTTAATACTGGGTGTAACATTGCATTGTTAATTATCTTATTTGCATCATCTAATTCTTGTTGCTTAATTAATGTTTTGCCTTCGTTCTGTTCTTTAAATTCTAACCATTGTTTACCAACTCTTCTTGCACCTTCAAATATTGCAAAATCATTATTAAATGTATCTGGTTCTAATAACATTTTATGAATTAAACTACCAAACTGCATTGCATCAGTAGTTTTTAGTTCTTTGTTCCAGTATGCTAATAAATGATTAGGTGATTTTTTAAACTGGCATAATGCCGAGTAACTTAAGTGATTTTTTTTCATAATATATAGTTTTAATTATTTCTTTTTAATCATAGTACCAATTACTAAACCTAATGTGAAGCAAAGCAAGACCACTTGTATTACTTCTAAAATATTTGTTTCTATCATTGTTTCTTGAAATTATCTGCTTCAGAATCTGAGTAAATACCATATTCATAAGCGTTAATTAATTTTAGTATTAATCTATCTTTTAAACGTTTCTCAGCCATTGAAAAAGGATAAGGTACTTTACAATTATTTGGCGATGCTTCTCCAGTACTCCATATAATTTTGTTACCACGTTTTGCATCTCCTACTATTGCAACATCTTTGTTACTATCTCTATATATTGTAGGTGCGCCAAATTGTATATTTTCTTGTGCTGCTATTTTCTCACAAGCATCGTGTGTTATTATCCACATACTTCTTGTGCCTCTTTTTAACTCCCAAAAATCATCTTTTGATAGTTTATATTTTTGTGCTAATTCTTTAATTTTCATAGTTTCTAATTTTTGTAAATATAGTTTTTAATTGTTTCATTCTTTGTTCATTATATTGCATTGCAATTGTTTTTAATTGCTTCTCAATGTTTTCTAATTGTGAAATAAAATTATCAAACCTGTGGCGATGTATTTCTAAATCATTAGGTGATAAATGTATTCTACAGATAATACGTTTGTTCCAATTCGCTCTAACTACTAAGTTTCTTAATCTATCTTGTAAGTATCTGTTAGTTTCATAAGCCCACCAATGATTAATATTTTCATTGTGGTGGTGTTCGTTGTGCGGATGTGGATAGTGTATCATTGTTCTATGTATTGTTCCATTAAGTTAACTAATACTTCAGAATATGAACGGTGTCCATTCTTCTTGCATTTATTTTGAAATTGAACTAATGTATCCATTTTACTTGCTGGCACATAAAAAGTTCTTGTTGTATAATTTATTGTTCTTGACATAATATAATTTTTAAATGTTTGTGTAAATATATATATAATTATAATACAAATTACAAAACACACTAAAAACTTTATTAACAATTAAATGTTAATTCTAAAATAAATGTGTAATTCTGGCTACTTGGCCATTGTATTTAGAGAAGATAAAACCTTCTATTGCTTGGTTATTAGAAGAACTATATCCCATTTTATGATGCCAACTATCAGCTGGTGATGGACTACGTAAACTTTCTAAACTACATCCTACTAAATCTTTACTAATCTTGTGATGTACGTGGTGTGCAAACATATATCTATATTTAGTTACACTCCAATCTTTACATTCATCAGCCATTAATAATGGTAGCAAATCCCATTTAGCTCCATCTCCGTGAGTGCTGCCGATTAACGAGTTAAAATAGGTGTAATATTTCCTATGTTGTAAACTAATATCAAAAGTTATGTTTTTACTATTTCTAAAGTATGTTGCTATTGTATCTGCTAAACAAAATCCTGTTAAATAATCGTGATTACTACTATTATAAACAACGTGTAAATCAGGATAGAAAGAAACTAATGTTTCTATAATATTTATATATAATCTTTTAGCTATATGAAAATGTTCAAAAAACATACCATCAACATCTTGTATAGTTCCTTTAGTAGTTTTACCGCCACTTGATGTATCTATATGCATTACATCATTTCCAATACACAATATTAATTTATCTATATTAAAACCATTACTTTTTTGTAAAATACCATCAATAGCTTGTAATGTTCTTTGTACTGCTATTTGTTTATTGTATTCTTCGCCACTTACAAAAGATTTACATAATTTACCAATATGTATATCAGCTGGTGATATTAACAAACAATGTCCATCATTTACTTTAGGTTTAACAATCTTATTAAAGTTTGGTGCATATTCACTTAACTCTTTTAATAATTCTTTCTTAAACTCCTTTAAATCGTTTTGTTTAAAATTAGGATTCTTAAAATATAAACTGGCTTTTTTGTTCTTTATCCAACCACTATGAACATCATTAGGATTTAAACCTTCTGCTTCTGCTTCTTGCTTTAATCTTCTATAATCTTTTATGATTTGTGCCTCATCAGAATTAAGGCGATAACGTGGATTACCTTTGTCACTCCACCTTTTTTTATGTGATTTCATTTAATAGTTTTTGCTAAATATAATAAAAAAAAATTATTTACTATTTTTTAGCCACACTTCCAAAGTAAAAACCAAAGATGCTAAGCACTATTCCTTCACATAAACCAATTAATGTATAGAATGTTTTTTCATTACTTTCTGGTATTGTAATATACACTATACAATAAACTAAAAAAACAAAAGTACCTAATCCAACTAAACCTGTTAAATTAAACATAAAATCAAATCTTCTTACTTTAGATATTTCAACTTCACGTTTTCTTGCACTATCTCTATCTTCTACTTCTAATTTGTATAATTCTATTAATTGTTGATGTATTTCTTGTTTTTCTTCTGCTGTTAAATCTGGTTTTTTATCTATTAAATTCTTTACAACACCTAATAAACCAGCATCTGGTAATAAAGAACCAGCAACATCTAAAACATCTGGTGCTTTCTCAGCTAAAAATTTTCCTATTTTAGTATCTTTTAATTTATTCATCCACTACAACTTTCACAAGTTTCATCATCAATATTACAAGTACGTTCTGGTACTGGTAATTTTTCTAATTTTTTAATTAAGTCCTCTAAATTAGTTTGATTGTTTTTTTCCATTTAATTTATCTTTTACTTTTTTAGTTTTTGGTTTAAAAGATTTTGGTTGTAAATCTAAGTATTCTTCTTCCGCATTGTAGCAAGGACATTGCTTCATAAATTCATGTTCCTCAACTCCATCACCATCTTTATCAGGTGAATAATCTCGATGGCCATGAATGCTTGCTTGTGGATAAATGTTTTTTAATACTTTAAGTATTTTAATTAATGATGCTTTTTGTGCTTCTGTTCTTGTATCTTTTGCTTTTCCGTTAGAATCTAAGCCACCAACGTATGCTATTCCAATACTATCACTATTTCCATTCTTAACGTGTGCGCCTGCTCTTGATACTGGCCTACCAGAATTTATTTTACCTTCAATACCAATGATATAATGATATCCTATATCTGAAAAACCTCTTTTTAAATGCCATTGTTTTATAGTGGCTGGACTTACATTAATACCTTCTTTTGTAGCGGTACAATGTATAACTATTTTATTAACCTTTCTCATTATTTTTTCTATTTACTTTCTTCTTAGCAGATACAACTAAACGTGTTTGCATTCTTTCTATCTTAACTCTTAATTGTATATTTTCTTCAATTAGTAATTCAATCTTAGTTTCTAATTGTGCAATTTTATTAGTAAGAACATCAACCTGTTTTGCATAAATGTTTTCTTCACGTTCTTCTTTTGCAGCATTAACATCTATTTTCTTCTTCCAAATATTCCAAATCTCTTTTAAACCCAATGCAGAGATTAAACCTATTAAAATTGTGTGGTCATCCATTATATTTACTTTATTATTCATTATCATTAATTAACTCATCCATTGAGTCAAGATTAGTCCAATTTTCAGTAGCCATCAATGTTAAGCACTCAGAATGATTCAATGTTTGTACTGGCGTTACTGTTTCATCAGTCAAAAAACTTGGTTGCGTTTCCCATTTTATCACAAACAATGTTTCGTCTAATGATTTTCTTATAGTTTCAGAACTTGTTTCAAATATTTGAGAAAAGTCGATATTTTCTAAATCTGATATGTTTATTATATTGTAAGTTAAATTATTCATGGTACTAATGTGCTAAATCCTGCTCCGTTATATAAGTTTAATTGTGTGTTAGCACTTCCACTATCTGTAACAATTTGTCCACTACCCTCTTCCATTCTCCACCAATTTACGGGATTATAAGGTGTTAAATCAATTGCACCATTTCCAGAGTTGTAAATAGTTGAAATATTTGAAGCTGATACTGCCGATGTCCATAAAGCTAGTTCATCAACTTGTCCTCCTAGATATGCACTATCGTAACCACTTATTCTGTCTTGAGTAAAGCCAGAGGTATTATTTTGCATATTAACTGGTATGCTTGTTGAATTTGTAGAAACTTGACTACCATTTACATATAATCTTAAAGTAGTTCCATCTTTTACTCCTACTACATGATACCAAGTGTTTTGCGATATTGACATTGTATAAACTACGATACGTGTAACTCCGTTTCCTCTAATGTAAAATTCCCATTGACCATTGTAGTATCTTAATAGATATAAATAATTTGGATTTATCCAATTATGGGCAATAGCTTCTAAATATGGATATTCATCAAATCTTACCCAAGCCATAACAGTACACGAAGCCGCACCTTGTAAGGCACTTGCTGAAACGCCTTGTGCATAATCATTTACTCCATCTAAATCTAAAGACCTAGTATTTGTAAACGAACAATTTTGAACTGTTACTTGAGTAGTTGCAAATCCATCTGCTGTTGTGTATCTTACAGTATAAGTTCCAGCAGTTGACGCTGACAAATCAATTGTTCCTGTTGTGCTATTTATTGATAATGCCATTTTTATAATTCAGGCGTTATTCCTAATTCTTTTAGTCTTTCTATCCAGTCAGCTTCATTATCAAATTCTTCAACTATTGGTTGTCCTGTTGCTATTTCGTGATTAGCATTAACGAAAGTATAATGTATTACTGTATTATCTTCATTTCTGCAAATAAACCACGTATCTGTATTTGGTGTTTTTATCATATCTTTCAATTTATTGACCAACTATTATCTAATAAAAATTGTCTGGCATCTCCAGCATCACTCCAGTTGCTATCCCACAAAGAACCATATTTAATAGAATAATCTACGGTATTTCCAGAATTATCAGTATCCTGTGTTCTTGATTCTAAAAACGTTTTTCCTGAACGAGTAAAAGCATTAACAGAATAAGGTCCGCCATCTCTTTTTACTGCTACTGCAAAGCCAACAAAAGTGTCAGTAAATTTTTCATTTGTCATTCCGCCTGCCCCTCTAAACATATCTGTCATATGTCTGAGAGTAGGATATAAACCATTTACATACCAACCACTTAAATTTTGACTAAAGGATCCATTAGACCTAAACATAGTATTAAAATTTTGACAAGAACTAACATCCCAACCACTTATATCTTGATTAAATGATGATTGATAAAACATTGACGAAAAATTAGTAACTGAACTAACATCCCAACCGCTTATATCTTGATTAAAAGAATAATTTAGGTTAAACATCAGATACATACTAGTAACACTACTAACATCCCAACCACTTATATCTTGATTAAATGAACTTGCATAACGGAACATAGCAGTCATATTAACATTAGATGAAGTGTTTATATTCCAATTTCCGATATCTTGATTAAAATTAAATGCAGCATAAAACATTGACGAAAAATTAGTAACTGAACTAACATCCCAATTATTTAATGGCTGATTAAATGAAGATGCCTCTCTAAACATTTCGAAAAAATTTGTACAAGAACTAACATCCCAATGATTAATATTAGTATTAAATGAAGTTTGTCGAAACATTTGCTGAAATGTTGTAACATTTGAAAGATTTGGAGCATCTGTTGCAGTTATTGTACTTGCAAGATTAGTAGCACCTGAAAATGCAATATAAAAACTGGTATAAGGAAGACTTCCCCAAGAAATTATATCTAATAAATCAGTTGGAACATTTTGTGTGATTCTAGTAACTGATCCTACATCATTTTCATCACCAATTGATACAATTGGATTTGTAGTAGTACCAGAACCTCCAGAATTATAAGTATGTGTTTTAGTTCCGTCTGTTTGATTAGTTTCAACAGTACCATCTCCCCAATCAATTGTATAATCAGTTCCGTAAAATCTTATACTTATTGTTTTTTCAACTCCTGAAGTTACAGAATACTGTAATCTTGCAGGTGAATAAGGCGGTGGTGGTGGTGGACCTCCAGTTAAATCAGTATCACCACTTGGCGAATCATCATAAACAGCACCAAAATTATTGGTAGAATTAGCTTTTGCTTTACCCCAATCATTATTGTTGTTTACCGCACCTTGTCCCCATTCTATTGTATTATCTGGCATAATATATTTTTAAAGTACCCAACCTCCAAAATCTGCAACGTCATCTGGATACATATCTTCTTGACTATTAGAATAGTACTCAGGTATTAATCCAGCTGCGTTATTTTGCATAAAATCTATAAATCTTCTCGTGTAGAACTCTGCTGTGCTTCTACTTTTTTCAACTAAGCTATCTACGTGTTCTTTTGTTAATGCTGTGCTATTTTCAGGATTTTTAGTATATATACCACCATTTGAAATATTAACACCCGCATAAGGTAAATATTCAACCATACTCCAATGTAAGAGCATTGGTTTTATATAATCGTTTAATAAAGCTAAATAAGGATTTACTAAAGTACCAGCAACTATTTCGTTTTGTATTTTAACATATAAATCAGTACCAAGATAATTCTGTATGTGTATGTCTTGTGCTTGGTTAATATATGGTAAGATTTTATCATTATCTATATTACCATTAGCAGCAGTAAATACTGAAATATCGTGTCTTGTTACAAATAGTGCTTTACTCATATTAACTATATATATTTGCTAAATTTGATATTTGTATTTGATATTGTGACGAATCATCAAATAAACTTGTAATTTTTGCAGGTGTTTTTTCTCCTAAATCTTTATAAATCGCATCAATGTCCATAACTTCATTTCTTATTAATTTAATTAAAGTTTCACTTTCAGATTGCAATTTTTGTAATTCTTTTTGACCTGATTGAAATGCTTTTTCCACTTTATCTTTGATTGAATCTGCTTTGTTAGACACGGTCATTAATTTATTAAAATTAGATTTGAGTTCGTTCATTCTATTTAACTCAATTTTTTCACTTGCTAATTCTACTTTTGTAGTTTCACTTAGTTTTTCAAATACTCTTCTTTGTGTTCTCATTTTTATTTATTTTATTATTTTTTATAATTTGGATGATGTCCGTTATTCGGCATATTCACAGGAGCTTTTTTTGCATCTTTATGTCCTCTTGGTTTTGCTTCATAACTCTTTGGTATTTTCTTTACCACATCATAATCTTTTAAATCTTTACTACCTTTTTTACCATCTAAAGCAGCATCAATTTTCATTCTATACAATACTTGTTGCCATTTGTGTCTACAATAAACACCACCTTTAAACTTAAATAAATCATACTTTTGGCCTTTGTGCATTGGTAACTCAGCAGCTTTAAAATTCATTTGCCTACTTGCCTTATCAATATCTTCTAATCTATATACAACACCTCTTTTGCTTCTTGCCATCATTTCTTTGCAAAACTTTCTACTCTTACCGCTTTTGCCTTTAGCACTTGCTGTATTGTATTTGTACCTTACTTTATAATAACTTTTATCTAATGTAGAAAAACCATTTGGGTCGTTCTTAATTGGTGTATCACTTTTAACTACTGCTGCTAATTCTATCATATTATCAGCCCAATCTTCAACACTCATATTATCATCACTAACATCTCTAATATCTACAATCTCAAACTCTTCACTATTCATTATTTCGCCACCTAAAACATCTAATGCTTCATTTAGTAGTAAATCACTATCTGCATCTGAAATGCTCTTAGAAGCCATTATTTCAAGTTCTGCACTAAAATCATCATCATCTTCTTTAATGCCAGTTTGTTCTTCTCTTTCTTCATCATCTAATTCATCTAACTCCATAAACTCAAGTGGTTCAATAGTTTTAAAGTAAAGATTTAAACTAATACCATTAACAGCTAACATTTCATCAATAGAATCTATTAATAAATTTTGATAAGGTTGTATTACAACATTATTAAATAATCTACTTGAATTTTCTATTTCATCAGCATTAGAAGAAAATCCATTAGCAGAAGATAAACCTAATAACAATGGTGAAGTAACTCTATGTGTTAACATTATCATTTTTTTACACTCTTCACTTAAAAAAGAATAGTGTTCTGGTGCATCATTTAGTGGTATATCCTCAACAGTTGTTTTACTTTCTGCATTATTATTAAACGCAACAATTACTTTTTCACCATAACTACCAGTAAGTTTTTGCATTACATCGTTCTTAATAGCTAATTGTTTTTCTCTATCTGGCACGCCATTATTAAAATTAACAACCTTTGTACCACTAAAACCGTTCTGAGTATCGTTAATTAAATAACACGCAATTTCATTTTCTAAAGTTGCATAAGCAGTATTATAATCTGCTGGTGAATAATAGTAAAATCCAGTTACATATCTTTTTACAATATATATTTCATTTTGTGCGCCACTACCAAATACAGGAAACTTTTTTAGTTTAGTATTTCTTTGTACTTTACTCCAATCAGGTGCATAATAATAGTTTTTAATTTCACCACTATCATCCATTTTTTCAGCTCTTAATGTTTCTCTTGGAAAGTGTGTAATTGCTGATATTTTATTGCCTGTGTATGTAACTTGAAAACTTGCTTCTCCTAATAGTTTTAAATCTTGGCAAACTTTTCTTAAGCAATCGTTTTTAATTAAACTTTTCATTTGTGCATACTGTTCTGGTTTTTTATTAGAATCAGTAGCATCTAAGCCTTTGCCATATATTTGATTAACAACACCATTTATTACCGCTTGGTTTGTAGTGCTATTCATATAAGCATCTATTAAACTTTGATAATAATCATTGTTATCTCCTATTGATACATAGTTTCTATTACGTTCTTCTGTAATAGTAGGTCTTTCATATTGATTAAGTTGTATTAAATGTAGATTATCCATAATATATAAATTCGTTATCTCCTGTGCTTTGTTCTATATAAACACCGTTTGATATTTCATAGTCTGAAAGTGTTTGGTCTGAACAATACATTTTATCTTTAAAAATTATTGCGTTATCTGTTGTATTCGTGATTGTAATAGTATAGTAATTGTTTTCAATTAATGCTTGTGTAGTTGAATATTGATAATAGTAGTCTAATTCAGTAAATGTTGCATCATTATCTGTTGCTATAACTTTATTTTGAGCTTCTGATTTTATCACTAATTTATAAGTTTTACTACCAGTAATTGTTTCTCTTGGTATAAAGTTAATAATTCGTGTGCCACTTGTAGTTAATATTTGCATATTTTTTTAATAAAAAAGGGGAGGCTAATCACTTCCTCCCCTCCAATCAAACTATATATTATGAATCACACAATTATATTAATCGCGTCTTTTTTAACTATTTGTACCTAAAACAATTGTTGCGCCAGAAAAGGTTTCGCCAACAAAAGGGTCTCCAGCTACAGCACCAGCAATAAAATTAGCAGGTTCTAATTCTTGACCAGTTAATGTTAAAGTATATCCACTTAAATCTCCAAAAGCTGTACCAGTTGCTATACTTCCACCAGTTACCTCCATGCCATGCTCTAATCCAGCTAACATGCAGTTACCGTTTCTATCTTCTACAACAATGTGTGGTCTACCGTAAGCTAAAAGCTTCAGTTCCTTATTATCTTCTTTAGATAATTTAGGTAGTGTTAAAGTTAATGTTTCTTCAAAGAATGTTGTTCCATTCTCTCTACTTGAGGTAATAGCAGTTTCTAAACTATTAGTACCTTTTAAATCATATTGGTAGGCGTTAAATGTACCAGAAAGTCCAGTAATTTCATCGTCTACTTTAGTTACAGTTCCTAAATATCCGAAATCTATAAAGTAAACTCTAACTATTCCGCCAATTACATCTTTACACGGTACTTTTCTACCAGCTGTTAAATCGCAAGCCATATTATTAAAATTTAAATTAAGGAGGCATTTCAGCCTCCTTGTTATTAATTAATTCTTAGGCGTGGTATAAAACTATATCAGAACCTATTCCGTATTGTACTCCAGAAGTAAATCTCATTATTACTCTGACATTTTGACTTCCGTCCAAATCGCTCATATCTAATACTTTCACTTCGTTCATATCTGATAATAAACCAGTACCAAAGTATAAGTTAGATTTTTGAGCAGCCATTGCAGTATCATCAGCTAAACCATTAGCAACGAAGATTTTCACACCATCAAAAGATAGTTGACCACCAGCGTTATACCATTGTGTTCCTTTAGAATCAGTACCAGCAGCACCAATAGAAGTAGCAAAACCACCTAAAGCTCTTACATAAGCTCTTGCGATGTTTTGCGATACGTAAATATGTAAATCTTCTTTATTGTAAAGTGTAGAAGGTATTGCATCAACAATTAAACCTAATTTATCAATTACATTTGAAGCAGTTACAGCAGCGTGTCCTACTACGTCATTTACATCACTATCAGCTAAAGCTAAAGTTACTAATCCATCAAATTCCCCAGCGTTTGCATTAACTCCTTCCCATATATTTTGCTCAGTTTTTTCAGCTACTAAACCAGCTACGTGGCCAATAATAAAATCTGAAAACAATGGAGGCATTTTATCAAATGCAGAATATCCCATTTGAGCCGCTTCCCAATCCTGTACAAAATCTTGCTTGCAGAATTCAAGGTTTACTTGAAACTCCTCTGGTTGGAGTATTCTTTCAGTTAATGTTACTTGGTCAGCAGTTCCAGAAAAATCACAAGCAGCATTACCTATAACAGATGATGCAGTTGCAACTTTCTTCATTGTTGACTTATATTTGATATTCGGCATAACTTCTATTCCGCCTTTATCAATTGTGTTAGCACTTAAAAGAGCAGCAGAGATGTATTTACCTGCAAACTCACCAGCATAGGTGCTTGTAATTGGTGTATTTAAACTATTTGCCATTTTATTTTATATTAATTATTGTTAAAAATTTTATCAAAAACCCTGTCTTTAGTTGTTTGTGTTCTATTACCTCCAATGTGGAAATTTATTTTATTATCAACTTCAGCTTCAGGATTATGTTTTACAGGTTCAGGAGCAACAGCAGAAAGTTCTTCTTTTTCTTCTATTACTTCTTCCTTCATTTCTTCTTTATCTTTGTAACCCATTTTTTCAATCATTGCTTTAATTTCTTCAACAGCAGATTCAAATTCTTCTTTGGTTACATATTTCATTTCTTCTTTTTTTTCATCGTGTTCTTCTAATTCAGTTTCTTCTTCATTAGATTCTTCAGATAATTCTTCTTCAACTACTTCTTCTTCTTTAGTAGCTTCTTTAATACTGTCTATTAAACCTTCTTCAGTTACAACTAAAATTTTGCCTTCTTCTAATTCATATTCACCAACTGGTAAAGCAATTTGCTCATCTTCAGTTTTTATAAATACAGATTCTCCAGCTTCAAACTTTTCTGCAACAAGTACAGTACCGTTTTCTAATTTTACTTCAGCCATTTCTATTTTTTCTTCAGAAAGATTAACTTTTTCACCAACAATATTTTTAATTTTGTTTAGTATTTCGTTTGCTTTCATAATTTGAGTATATATCTATAAACGTTTGAAAACGTTAAGTGTTATATTTTTTTTTATATTTTTTTTAATTAGCACCTCTAATAGAACCTATACCTTGAGCTTGTAGTGAACCATCACAACATTTTCTACTATATCTTTTACCATCAGGACATAAACAACCTCTATTAGTATTTTTAGGTGATGTTCTACTTGGTGTTACAAATTTTTTACTTTTCATAATTATTTATTTATATGTTCCTTACAAGGCATATACCATTTTTTACCTTCTAATTCGTGGATGTGAAAACCCTCACAACCAATGTTTTTAGCCATTTCTTCAGCTTTTTCTTGTGTGCTGTATGCTAATCTATCATCAAGTATTGCAAAATTATCATCAACTACCATAGATGCTAAACTAATTTCACCTAATTCTTTTAATTTACTTTCACTCCATCTTAAACCAGCTTTACCACCCCACAATAAATATGAAATAGTACCACAGGCTTTAGTATCTCCTTCATCATAATATTCTTGCGCTCTACTTAAATATGAATACATCCTTTTTAAAGTTTCTTTACTAATGTTTTCTTTATTAGCAAGTTGTTGCGCCCTAATTTTACCTACTTGTGTTGCACATTTATTATTTACTTTTTCATTTAGTTCTATACCACGTTTTGCATTATTACTAACTGCTTGTGGATAATCGTTAAATGTTTCTAATTCTGTTCTTTTACCAGATTTAGTTCTACCATCTTTTTTAATTAGTGCTTTAATATTGCTTAACATATACTCAGCTTCAGCTTCTTCTATTGCTTCTAATTCTTTACTCCAATTAGATTTTAAATCTGGATTCTTTACTTGTGCTTTATCTGCAAAATATCCTTCAATACTAAAACCTTTTACCTTACCTGTTTTTATATAATCATTCCACACTTCTTCATTTTCTACTTTCATTGAAATCATCCAAGTACCTTTAGGTACACTTAAGCCATACTTTTTAGATTTATCCATTTCAGTATCTTCTACAATCCATGATTCAACAACAGTTAAGTTATTAATCTCCATTTCATGTTCTAAAGTTGCATTGTTTTGCATACTGTTTTGAAAGAATAATTCACTGGCTCTCCTAACTGTTTTTTCAGAAAAATAAACGTAAAAAGTATTTTCACCATTCTTTCTAAAGATTGGTTTGTTAGGTATTAAAGCTGCTCCCATTAACAAACGTTTTTCTTCATCTACTTTTGCTAATTTTATTTCTTGTTCTGATAGTGCTACAAAATCAGATTCAATTGCTGGCATTTCAACGATGCTTACCGCTTCGATACCAGTTAATCCTTCACTATCTTCATCTAATATTAATTCTATTATATCCATTGTATTTATTTTAAAAAGTTGCTTGTTGTATTGTATTGTTTTGTAGTTGTTGTGCAGTTGTTACATCTCCAGCTACTACGTATGCTTGTGTTGGTGGTTGATTACTTAAAGCCATTGCTACTTGATTTGCTTGGCTTTGGCCTACCACATTAAAACTTGGCGGTTGTGTTGGTGAAGTTGCTGCTCCTCCACCTGAGCTTGTTGATGGTGTTGTAGTGTCAAAAGAACTACTATCAAATCTTGTTTTTTCAATATTTTTTACTTGTGCAATACCAGATGCAGCTACTATTGCTGCATTAATAAAATTTAAAGGCGGTGCTGAACTTGCTAACGCTTTAGAAACACCAACAGAAGTATTTATTATTGCGTTTGCTATTCCTATTGCTTTGTTTACTTCAAATGCTTTCTTTTGACTTGCTTCATCTTCTTTTGCAAATGCTTGTGTCAATTCGTTAATAGCAATTAAAGCATTCATTGTCATTGTTGCAGCTTGTTCAAAAGCATCTAAGTTTTGTTGTCTTTGTTTAGCTATTTCTGCTTCTGCATCTTTATCATCTTGAATTTTTTGCTCATTTTGTTCTTTATTAATTCTAACTTTAGCATCTGCAATTTCTTTAGCTCTTAAAACTTCTTGTTGTTCAAGTTCTTGCTTTGTTTCATTGTATGCTATTTCTGCATCAATTTTTGCTTGTGTACCAGCTCTTGCAGCATCTATTACACCTTGTAACCTTTTTAATTGTAATGCTTTTTCTTCTGCATCAACTTTTTTTAATGCTTCTAACCTTTCTAATTCATCTTCTATTTGTTCTGCATTAAATCTTTTTTGCTCAATAGATAAATTTGCTTCTGATTCAAGTTTAGAGTTATTCATTTCTAACTCCTCTTTACTTAATGCTAAATCATTTGATTGTTGTTCACTTCTAAAACCAGCAACTTGCGCTCTAACAGCAGCTAATTCATTTTCAGCTTCCATTACAGCTTTCTTAAACTCAATATTATCTTTATCTTTTTTAAGTTCTGCTTGTGCTGCTCTTAACGATATTTGTGCATTAGATAACATTGCTTTTTCTTGTTGGTCTAATACTAATAATAATTCATCATTAGCTTTCTTTCTTTCTTCAATGCTTAATCTTTCATCATCTCTTATTTGCCTTAATGATTCTGCTTGTAAATCATATTTTTCTATTAATCCTTGATTTGCTACTGCTGCTAATTCAGCTTGTTTTTTAAGTTCTACATTTGCTGTTGCTGCTGCTACTGTTGATTTAGTATATTCAGTTAATGCAGTTACACCTTCACTAATTACTTCTGATGCTTTTTCTACTGAATTATCAACACCAGTTAATACATCTACAAATTCACTACCAGCATTTTTAACTTCTTCTACTGCTCCTTTAAAATCACCAGCAAATAGTTTTTTCATTGCTTTGCCTAAAAAACCAAATACTTCAAGAGCTGATTTAACTCTTTCAATAATATTATCTTTTATTGCTTTACCTAATGCTTTAACACTACCTAAAGGGTCATCAAATATTTTCTTAAAAAACTCAGATACTGCTCCTACATTTTTAGAAATAAAATTAAAGAAATCATTAAAAGCTATGGATAATGCTTCAAAAGCAATGTTAAAAACATCTACTACTTTTTGATTAGATTCAAATAATTCTTTTAACTTATCTAATGATAAAGCTATTATAGTAAATATACCAGCACCACTTGCTATTCTCTTTAAACCAGCTCCAAAACCTTTAGCACCTTTTTTAGCTGTTGCAAAACCTTTACCAAGTAAACTTAGTTTTTTAGCTTCCTTATTTGTAGTTTCTAAGCCATCATTTACTTTTTCTACACCATCAGAAACATTTTTTAAATCTTTTTCAGCTTTACCAGTCTTGGTTATTATTTCAAATATCTTTGTTATCATTTTTTAATCTTAAATAGTTAAATACTTCTTTAAATGATTCAGGTGCTTTATTTAGCCCTAATGCTATCTTTATATGTTTATCATATAATTTATTCTTCTTACAAAATTCTAATGCTTCTAATATTGTTTTCATAATTTTTAACTTGCTGTAAATGTTCCTCCTGCTGGTTCAACTGTTGGTGTTGGGTCAGAATCCGTCGTACAATATGACGTCGCATCATATGATATACCAATGTTTCGTGTGATTGGTTCATTTAATAGTTCTAAACTTGTTTCACCACTTTGTAATTTAGTGGACATTTTATTTATTGTATATGCTCTTGTGCCAACTATAATTAAATCATCTAATGTTAAATTTAATAATACTTTTAATGGTAGTATTGCACTAAACTTAAATATTCTTGTTCTTTTGTTAAATACTCTTGTAATGTAATTAGTGTAATAATTTTGAAATAAACTGTTATTATTACCACCATAATCTGTAAGTGTATAAGTATTTATTTCACTACCAAAGTTTAAGTTATAAGTTGGCGGTGTTGAGGATGTGCCTAATTCATTATTCATACTTGGTATCCAGTAGCTTGTTAGCGTGGTATGAGTTGCAGTATTATGTGCTAATGCAGCATAAGTTTCTGGTCTTGTATTTTCACAATAATTAATACCATTTACATCTTCTTGATATATAGCATAAAATAATAATGGTTGTCCTATACTTGGTTCTAAATTATCATCTAAAAAACTACCTACTTGTACTGTACTTAATGCACCACTTGTTTTATCTTGTAACCTTTCAAATAACATATGTTCAAATGGTAATGTTATTTTATACTCATTCTTTTTAGTAGTATCACCAATGTAATTTAATTCACCATATCTTTTATTATTTAATGTAAGATAAGTTTGTGCTAATATACTTTTTGGTTCACTATATTCTAAATCTACATTTGAAAATGGCAATGCTTCACTTACTGTATGTTGTTCAGTTTTTACATAAGGTGTTATATCAAAACTATTGCCACCAGCATAATAAGTATCTAATGTTTGAACTACAATTTTATTGTTAAAATCTACATAAGCGGTTAAGTTAAACGCCCTAAACAAACCATTTAAAAAGTCCTTAACTTTTATTTCAGGTATTTGTTCTGTAATTATTATTGTTGCACTTGTTACAATGCTTGAAGATACACTTGAATAATTTGCTGTATAATCTCTTTCAAATCTACCTGAACCAGCTCCTGTAGATGAATCACCATTATCTTTGTAATTGTGCCTAACTGTAATAGTAGCAGAAAATGTAATTGGGTCAACACTTCTTACTCTTGCAAATAACCTTTTAGACTCATTTAAATCTAAAGCATTAGAATATGAATCACCATAACCAATAGAATGATTATTAAAACCAGTTAAATTGTTTTTTGAAGCAACAATAGTATCTGTTAAACTATCTACAATTTCTATTGAATAAGGTATTGTACTTGATGAAGGTGTTATATTAACTTGAAAGAAATAACCTTGATGATATTGTACACCTATTGCAATAGGTTGTGTAAAAGCATAAGTACCATTACTAAAATCAACTTCTGGATATGATATACCATTAAAATGAGTACAGTTAGCAGTAGGTGATGTACAACTAAAACTACTATCATTTAAGTTAACAAGTAAATCTCCTGTAATTCTACCTTTTGCTCTATGCAGCCATAAATATAAGTTATTCATAGCAGCAGAATCTAAAAACTCACTTGTTTTAAAAGTTATATTATATTGTTCTTCTATTGCTTTAATAATATTCTTTACTGGTATTGCTGGTTTTAAATCTTCTGGAAATACTCCACGCTTACCAAGATGTGATGCGTTTTGATGAACACTAATATTTAAACCATTGTCTTGACTACCTGTAGCATCGTAAATATAACTTTGTGAATGTGCTATTAAAGGATATATAATTGCATCATTGTATGTAACTGAATCAATAATAAAATTTTTTCCATTCTCTAAAGCATCTTCTATATATGCAGAATCTGCATTGTGATTGAAGTTATTTAACCAAACTAAATCTGAAAGCTGGTCTTCACTCAAAGCATCTTTAAAACCAACAGTATCACCAAAAAAAGTTACTCTATACATTGATGGTTCTGCATACTTCATTACAACTTCATTTAATTGTATTTTACCAAATCTGAAATGTAAGTGATTAAGCTCTATTCTTGCACTACAAAATATATTAGCATCAAATCCTTGTATATCTGGATTGTACCAATGCTTAAATATTTTGTTATTTGTTTTACTTGCTGGTAAATTAAATGTTCTACTATAATCAGTAAATAATTTTTCTATATCTTGAACATCTTGTATAACTTGAGTTAATTCAATTAAATCTTCTTCCATTAAATCAACTCTTACAAAATCTTGTTCTGTTGTTGTATTTGTTAGTTGTGGTTGTATGTATAGAATAACCTTTTGCATTATCTAATATTATTAACTAAACTAAATGCTTTTTCAAAGTTCATTGTATAGTTTATTAATCTATCATTTAAACTTGTTTTGTAAGTAAATGAACTATCTTTTAAATTAACTGGATATATAACATTACTTGAATCTGTTAACCAAATATATTCACTAACCATTAACTCCTCAAAATATGGATTCATTAATTCGTTAACAAAACCAGTATTTAGACTAACACTTTCTGTTGCATTAGCATTAAATGTTTTCTTTGCGTGTGCTGTAGTTGAATAAGTATTAAATGTTAATGTTTCTTGGCAATCTTGTCCTTGTTCTTCTGGTGGTTCAAGATGAACTTTTCTTGCTTGAAATATACTTCTATTAAAATTTTCACTTCTACTTTCTAAACTATCTGTAGATTTTTTGAAGAAAAACAAATCTTGCATTGCGCCCCATCTATTTACAAATGTTATTTTGTTTACTGGATATTTACATTCTTCAATTGGTTGTAAAGTTAATGATATTGAATTTTCAACATCATACACAATTAATACATTATCAGCTAAATTAGTTTGTGATATATTTGTATATTGTGCATATTGTATTTTTTGGTTTTGATTATCATTATCTGAAAAACTATCTGTTTCAAGAACGGTTGAACCTGAACGCCATTGAACAGAATTTACTCTTTCTACATTAACTGGTATTGTTGCAGTACCATTTCTATCATATTGTATATAATTACCACTAATCATTGCAATAGGTTCTGTAGTGTAGTTCACGCCATCTTTAAAATCATTATAACCTTCTTGTGCTAAATAAGTATTAGAAGTTACTGAACCAATTATAGTACCATCTGATTGTCTTGCTGAGGTTGCAACAGTTACCCAAATAGAACTTTTTGCTGATGATGCAGAATAAGTACCAGTAAATATTTGTTCTAAATGGTCGTTTACTATTTCACTAATATCTACAGTAACAGAATTCTCAGCGCCTAATGGTTTTTTCTGTAGTGAGTAAGTTGCATATAAATCATCACAAACTTCTGTTGATGTATTTAAACCACCAAATACAGTTATATTAATTTGAAAGTAATTTAATAAGCTGTTTGTTTCTTGTGGTGTTCTTATAAAAAATGGACTTCTTGTTCTTATTATTGTACTCATTGTAAATTCAATTTATCTTCTAAATAACCAGCAACTATTTCATCTCCATATAAATCTAAACCACGCTCAAACGGTTTAGTAAAAAATAATGTTGCTCTAATACCTTTGTTTTTAATACTTCTTGCAATTAAAAAATTTAATGATTGCCTTTTTATAAATCTACCTTCTTTATCTCTTGGCGCAATGCCTTTTCTAATACTCCACTTATCAAATACTTTACTTGGTGGTTGTTTAGTAGTGTATTTAAATGGACTTGCAGAGCTTTCTGGATATGTTGATTTTGCACCTTTAACACCTTTATCTACAAACTGTCCATAATCCTCACTAAGAAAAGAAACTTTAT